AATTGCAAAGTGTATCTTGCTTCGTAGGGTTCTAAGCCCATGTAATATAATTTACGCATAATTTACCTTTTACTTCTTATTTCTAAATACTCGTTCAATGTCTTCTTCAATACAGTTATCACCATATTGAATCTCACAAATAGTTAGTGGTTCACTTTCATTGTTTACTAACATATGCCAATCTTGTACAGGGATCCATGTAGAATCATGTTTACCAAACTTGCCGACAAGTATATCTCCGACATCACGTTTAGCATCATTAGGATATGCTACTGTATACACACTAGCAATACCATTTGCTACAAACCAAAACTCTGCTCGACCTGTATGTCTTTGCATACTTAATGACTTACCTGGATCAACAGTTAATTCTTTAATCTTAACTTCTCTGCTGAATTCATGTAGTACACGATAGTAACCCCAATCACGTTCAGTACGTGGAGCCGCCCATTCACCTAAAAGATCAGAACTAGATTGAGTTTTATCTCCACCTATTCCGAATGAAAACGATAAGTTTGTATCCGGGAAGTTCATTTCTTTGATGTTAGCACTGTTTCTATCTCCACCATTAGCAAAAATAATGTGTTCATCAGGGAACATGTGTCTAGTAATGTGTATAGCATTCATACTAGAATCGTCTGTGTCATCAAATGTAATCACTTGATCCACATTACGCATTGCTAGTAAAAGTCTAACACGTTCTTCAACTGGCATGAATGCCTTGCCTTTCTTTCTGACAAGCCAGTCATCACTATTAACTCCTACTACTACTTTTGCACCATGCCATGATCCTTCACGACCTAAGTCTTTTGCTGAATCAATGTAATCTAAATGCCCAGAGTGTAGCGGATCAAATCCACCTGTAATTAAGACAACAATGCCGTTCTCTCTCGTAGGGGAAGCGGGCATTTCTATCTTCTGTAAAACAGGTTGTGCCACAACACTGTTTTCTTTTACAGTCTTTTTCTTAGTAACCGTCTTCTTTTTAACAGCCGGTTTCTTTTTAGCAACTACTTTTTTACTTTCTGTAGTGCTTTCTTTTTTCATATTTTTGCCCATCTAATTCCCACATATTTCGTACGGGCTTGTTAGCCACGTAACGTTGACTATATAGTCGCCAAATGCGACTACTCTTGTTGTAAAGATGTTCGGGTTTAACCTTATACCCATATTCTTTACAGAAGGCTGTGTAAGCCTCAAGGTCCTCAAAAACTTTAACAGTTTTAGGGTTTGACATTGTAATATTCCTTCTATTCTCATATTACCTTAGTGTTATGCACCCGATTCATTCGGATACTCCATTTCGCAACCGTTTTCATTATCTTCGGCTACTGAAATCTTTATGTAACGATTCGGATACTTTGTTTGTATTTCTAATGCCAAATCGTCTGCGATCATTTCACAACTCTTATGATTAAGTTGTAATACACTTGTACTGCTTTCTACTTCTGCGTACAAACGTTCTAACCATCTTTTAAACTGTATAAACTCTATGTCTCTATCATCATGGAAGACTTCAATCCATACTTTAAAGTGAAATATATGTCTGTGAGGATAGCCTAAGAACGATACATCGTCCCAGTCACCTGTTGCTAACTTAGGATCTGTATCAGCACCAGGATACATGTGTATACCTTCTTTACTGAATGTTACCCAAATGCTTCTCATATTCTTTTATCCATAGTGTAATGATACTGTACCTGACTGCAAAAGTCAAGCACTAGTTGACCCGTTTTCAACTAACTTATTTATTCTCTGGATTGTTAGTTTTTCCCATGATTCTCCTTGAGCCTCAGGATCCATATACTGTTTGTCTTGTGTTGTCCAAAGATCAACTAAAGCAGGATCTTGTTCAGCATAATCATGTAAAAATGAATTTCTCTTTTTCCATGCATTCATATGATCCATATCTCCACCAATGTCCTCACACCATTTACCACTTACTATATCTTCAAATTCAATATTAGTAACTTTAGGTCCTTCACCGTAAAGACTAGGACCTTTTGCTGGTAACCAAGAAGGATCGTGTTTGATTATATTAATCATTCCTTTAATTTCATCTAATGCATGTTCTTGTATCATTTTTTGACCGTTGATCTCAATCCAATAATGTCTTAAAAATCTTAACCATCTACTTTTCATTGTAGTAGTTGTTATGTTAATTACTTCTTCAAACATATCTAAATTAGGGATAAGAAAAAGTGGTTGATGATGTGCAAACCATTTACCATCTGTCCACGACTTTTGAGTTAATTTAGTTGTTAAGTTTAACCATTCTTTTTCATGTATTGGTAATAGAATCCAGGGTATGTGGACATCATTATTCCATTCATGCTCTAGCGGCACTTTGAGTATATGATTAAATCTGTTTTGCACTACTGATAATTCAAAAGGACTTTTAGTTCCGTTTAGTATGTCAGTTATAATAGCGCCAGCACAAAATGACCCGACACAAACTATCTTCATTCATCTACGCCCTGCATAAGTTCATCACTATCTTCTAAATCTACATCTGTATTTATGGGAGTTTCATCCTCTACAGAAAAAAGTTCATTAAACATTGTACCTGCATTAACCGCTCTCTTACCTGAAAAGCCCTGCGATCCTGACATTATTTGCATCCAGAATCTACTGTGTTTATCAATCAAGTCTAATGATTTTTGTCTATCGTTAAGTGCAAATATCTCGTCAACTAGGTCTCTGAATCTAACACGTTCAAATGTTTCGTTCATCAACATTGCGGGGACACACCCTTTGTCATACTGTCGATTTGCTTCTTGGACTGCAAACATATGCTGATAAACATTATGTGCTTGAAGCAGTGTATAACTGAGTGTGTCCCATGACGTTTTAGTTTCTTTACCATGTTTGTTTAAGAAACCTTCACCACGATAACAAAGGTCTTTCATAACCATTGCGTTAGTGACTGGGGAATCAGAGAACTTCTCATGTATTCCTTCTGCTAATACAGCATCACTAAACTTACGCATATCTTTATCAAAGCCTTTGTTCTCAGCAGTCTTTTCCATAGAGTAAGTCCACTTCGTATTGTGTTTCATGTTAGAGTTAAAGTATGCTAACCCTTTAGCCGCACCAAAGAAAGGAGATGCACAATCGAATGTGATCTGAAGATCAGGATTGTGATACTTTCTTACTGCTTTCTGTATATCAGAAAACAAGACAGCATATTCTAAGATAGATGTACCTAGACAATGAATAAGATCATGCTTGCCTTGTTCTAGTAAACCATCGTGTATAATTCCTACAATACGTTTCAATGTTAAATGAATATCAATCTTGTTCTGACCACCAAACGCCCAGCCATTGAAGTGATTGTCTGGGTATGCTTTAGGATCGCAATAGACTTTCATTTGCTCATACCATTCGTCAGACTGAGTGTGATTTAGACCTTGCAATACATTAAGAAATTTACAAGCACCACTACGATTATGAATGAAATAATCATTGTTAATGTGAGTAGCAATCATCGCCTCTTCAATTGTTTGAATACCATGCACTGATTTACCATCTTTACCTTTAACATGATATGTACTTAATGACTGTGAAGGTATGTCTAAACACATGCCGTAGTCCATATACGTGTCCATCCATGTCAGAACTTCAATGCGTTTCTTCATCGCACGTGGGCAATTCGGGTCTTTCCAATCAGCGGGCCACTGACATTTTAGAATCTGGAAGCCGCCCGAATCGCCTAACATAAATGTGCCCTCTTCTCTATCACGTATGATAGACTCAGCGGGGATTGTTTTAGTCACATCCAAATCTGCATGGCCAGCAGAATACAATCCCCACTTATAAGTGAACAGACCTTTCTTAGAGTTTAAGAAATTAAGACTTTCTACGTCTCCGTTGAACCCTGCAGGGATACGTTCTTGAGGAAAGTAATCCTCAGTAGTTGTATCTCTTTGCTTACCTAGTCCAGTAATAAAAAAACTGCTGACTGCGGGTAAGAACAGTGCCCAATCCGGCTTATGCTCTTTTGATAGATCAATCTGTTCTGCCATAATACTTTACTTCGCTTGTGCTGGTAATAGATATTCGTAAACTGTGTAACCACTGTCTACCGTGATTTGTGCCGCACCCTGATCTGAGATACGTACAGTCTTGTCACCAGGAAGATCCATGATTGACAAGAATACTTTAACAGGCCAGTGCCATGCTCTAGTAAGTTCACCAGTCACCATAGGCTGAAACACAAAGTTACCTGAGTGAGTTGAAGGATCACCAAAGAAGATTTTAAGATCGCCACCTTCTGTTTTAGTAGTGAAGTTCAATTCTTCAGAGTTTGCTTGTGCCTGCATTTTCAAACGCATAATGCCTGCGACTGTCGGTTCAAATTCTACGTCCCAAGTAGCACCTTTAAAAGTAACATTTCTTACTTTTTCTTCGATGATTGCTTGTGACATCAAACGATAGTCATTAATAAAGTCACCTTGTTTAGTTGCAAAGTGAATTGCACTAGGTACTTCATTACCTTCTTTGTTTGCTTTAGTCATATTGATTTCAGCACTATCATCATTATAAACATCAAAACTAAGAATAGTTTTTAGTTTAGTCAGATTCGGCATACCGAACGTTCCTATGAAATCAGCAACAGGCGTTTTAGTTTTGCCTGTCACAATAACAGATTTGTCTTCTGCAATTGCATGGACTTCAGTTTCTGTATCAGTTCCCACGATCTTAACAAGATCAACGATGCCTAGACTGTGCGTGTAACCGATGATGTCTAATAAGTTATCTTTCATTTATACTCCTCGTAATGTATTTAGGTAGATATTATATGTATTATATCTGGATTTATTGTGTAAAGCAATTGTTTTGGACAATCGATTTACCCGAAACTAAACAACTCATCAAATGTTGAATTAGTGTCTGTGTTTGCTCTCAAGTCCCATTTGAGAACTCCTAGTAAGTTGCTAATCTTTTCATCTACTAGTGTTGATTCCATTAAGTTATCATCAAAAGGAAGTTCTTGGAACCACTTGGGAAGTCTAAGTTGATCTTGCGGATAAGCAACACTTGTATAACCTAGAGCATTAGTTTTAAGTTTACAGACTACAATTTTGAAGCCATCCATGATCTCCATAGAGTAGTTGTCTCCGTGTACTCTTTTGAGTGTGTTCCAGTTCATTGCCGCTCTCACATGACCAGGCATGTTTGCACGACCAGTCTTAGATTTCTTTTCTAATTGTGTATAAGAAGTCAACTTGTTTACTCCTTTAGGAGAACCTTTTGTCCATGAATCCTTCTCACCTAATACATGTTTAAACTCTTTAATCTTTTCAATGATGTCATCACGACCTAATCCAGAAAGAGTCATCTCTAACACTTCTGATAGAAAGTTTTGTACATACTTAGGAGTATCTGCACGTTTGAGATCGAGTCCCATTGCTTTGACATACATAGCACCTTCTTCATCAGTACGTTTGTTCTCAGCATCATAGATATTGATTGCATATCTTTTCTTAGTAATGAATAAGCCTCTGTCACCACAGACTTCTCTACCACCTTTGATAATCTCACCTTTCTCACGTGGACAATGAAATGCATTCTCCATAAAGCCAGGAAACGATATATTACATTGGTCAGACATGCTTTCATACAAATCGATAAATGTTTGCTTCTTGTCTTCTAATGACATATCTTTTGGTAAGTCTTCTTGTAGCATAGGCCAAGCACTAAAGTAACAGGAGTCAGTATCACCATAGATCATTGCATCGCCTGTGTGATCATATACTCCAGTCATTATCTCATTAACATAAGCAGACATATGTTTTGTCACACTTCGTCCTGTTAACGTTACCGACTGTCCTATACGTTTATCATAGAAACGACAATGCTCATTCAAAAGTGCACCATATGCAGAGTTAAGTAGAATCTTACGAACTAACTGACGTTTGTCCCAGAAGTCTATGTCTTTCTTTGTAGTAGACTCTCTGAGTTTAGCCTGCATAATCTTACGATCAGAATACCATTTAGATAACAATCCAGGAATTACACCCTCTGTGTCTGATCTAAAGATTGTACCGTTAGCACTGAGAATAAATTGATTGTTAGAATCATAAATCATCTTCCATATCTGTGCCGCACTCATTTCCGCTTCTCTACCATCTTCATAATCAATGGTTAGCATTGTGCCACGTTCCTGATTTAGAATTGCAGTATACTCAAGTGAACCGAACAGTCCTTCCCATAAGACAGGACCTTCTACTGGAGCATCACCATTTTTATATCTAGGCTTTTTCTTTGCAAGTGCAAGACCTTTCTCATCCATGTAATGTTCTGTAAGAGTGTGTCGTACTTGCCCTACGATTGTTTCTGGAGCCATGTTCAAAGCACGAATAACTGAAGGATACAGAGAGTTGATATCTATAGAGCCGATCCATTCATGCAATCCTTTCTTAGGAGTTGCAACATAAGCACCTGCCGCTTGACCCTCACTAACTGTATTAAGATTTGATCTTATCTTGTTGGGTACGACCATGCCACGTTCATGTGATTCGTTCATAATAGCCATTTCAATCATAGCAACTGAGCCCATGACAGTCGGAAGCAATACAGTATTCTCATGTGCTAGTTGGTTAGCAAGTTCTAAGAACTGCAACTTGTCATCTAGTTTTTTGAGTAGCATTGTGTCCTGTCTGTTATACTCAATGAACTTCTTAAAGTCTTTGTTGTATAACTGATCGAGTGAACCTTCATACTCAGTCTTCTTCTCTCCTACTTCTAACTCACCAATCGCATCTAGTTTATAACTGTGACGAGACTCGTAGTTGTACTTCTTGTAGAGTTGAAGATAATCTAAATGAATACGACCTACTAAGTCAAATGTTTCTTCTTCTTTACCAAATCGTTCATACTTTCTTTTCTTAGGATACTGTCCTAGTAAACAGAACTTACGAGTGTCATCTTTACTCATAACTTTTGTTACACGATTAACCATATAAGGAATATCATATCCCTCTGAGTTCCAACCCGACATAACATCTGCATCTTCAATCAAAGCAAAGAATGCATCAAACAATTCTTTTTCTGTTCTAAACAAAAGAGTATCCGGGAAGTCTGCAATTGCTTCTTGGGCAGTCTCATATGTCATATGCTTAGGGGGAACTGCTAAACAGATCAATTGATCTAACCAGTCTAAGTATAAACTGACAGCAGTAACTGGATTGAATGGATCACTTGGAGGAGAGAATCCTCTAGCTGGATCAAAGTCAACTTCAATATCAAAGAAACATGTGTGTAGTTTTGGAGCCTCTATGCCGAGATAGTTTTCACTCAGACATCGAAAGACAATAGGAATATCAGATTCAAACAAACGTTTGCCAGAATGCATACGTTTCTCTCTTTCCCACTCTGCTTGTTTCCTAGAAGAAAATTTAGTAACAGCGGTTCCATATAATGAACGATGTTTACCTTTAGCGTTTTCATAATACAACACATAGTTAGTAGGATATTCTTTGAATATCCTTTCACCATTCGGATCTCGTTCTACGACATGAATTCTTTCCGCAGACTTATCATGTATTGCATCGATATACGCCATTAAAGAGTTCTACCAACTGTCTCCAAGATATCGTTTAATTGTTCGTGGTCAGCATTCGTATCAGTTAGTTTGCTTTTGTAAGCAATTCTGATTGCTTTCTTTAGAATAGAAGGCTTGATTTCAAGTTCTTCTGCGATTGCTTTTACTGTATCAGAAAGACCACCATTCAGCGTTTCAACTTCTTGCATGACTCCCATGCCTTCGTTGATTAGTTGCTTCATTTTATTGACCTGTTCTGGGTTAAAGTATTTTGCTGCCATTTGTTTCTCCTGTAATTGAATGTAAATCTATATGCATAGTATACAGGATTATCTGTACACTGTCAAGCATATTATGGGCGTAATTACCCGTTTCTAGTGTCATCATTTTGTGTGATAACTTGTTCTAACAATTCTAGAGGCGCACCCTCTAGTTTAGAATAATATAGCAATGCTTTAGTATCTTTGGGTAAGCAAAGTCCACCAAATCCGAACTGACCGTCTGGTCCTGGGACTTGCATATGACTGTCACCTACTCTTGGGTCACGTTTCAACATGTCTGTGAATTGCTCCCATGTAGTCTCTGCATTGCTTGATTGGTGTAGATGAAATAACTCATTGAAGAATGATACTTTCGTTGCTAACCAACTGTTGATTGTGTATTTGATCATACTAGCACTTGTTAAGTCTGTCTTAAATGTGGGTACGATCTTTACTTTACTATGATTGATATATGCTTGTTCAACTGCTATACAGTCTAGTAACTCTCCACCGAGTATTTGCATATGTGGATTAATAAACTCTTGTTTGCTATTTGCTTCAGTTAAGAACTCAGGGTTATATACTAGTCGTAAGTTGCTGTAAAGTGTCTTAAACTGCGTTAGATGATGCGGAG